CCCGCCGCTTGGCGGTGGCACGTACGGAACTGGCGGCACCGTGATCTGCGTGGTCATCATCCCGTCTTCCCCGAGAACGCCGTTGGGCGTGTGCGGGCCAGAAGTATTCGGGGAGCCGTCAGGAATGGCGTTGAGGCGAGCGCGGTCGTGGTAGAGCGCTGCTTGCGTGACGCCTGGATAGTTCCACGTACCCGGTGCGATGCCTTTGTACGGCGGAGGTCCGATAGGGCTGGCGGCAGGCGCGACCGGAGTAATAGACACCGCTTGACGCATTACGTCTTCGAGCCGCGCCATGTGCTCACACCTTCACGATCTTGAAGGCGTTCTCGATGGCCTTCTTGGCCGCTTCGATGGCGGCGTTGCGGAGCTGGTCGTCGACGCCAGAGACTTCGTGGCTGCGCCGGTTCAGCGCTTCGAGGCTTGGCTGTCCGCCTGACGTGGTGACGAGAAGCCTTGAAGGGGCGGCTGGTCCGACTGGCTCGACAGGTGCGGCGGCAAGGGCAGCGGCAGCATCAGTTGATCCGGGTTCGACCACACCGGTAGGGGCAGGGGTAACGACATTTGCATTGCCGGTACTCGGAGCTTTGGCCATTTATTTTCCTTTGTGTGTACACTCGAACGCCGCCGCCAGAGCCGAAGCTATGGCGGCGGCGTAGGCTAGGCTTAGTGGTTGCCCTGCCAGAGATAGTGGATGGTCAGCGTGCCGTTGAGGATGAGATTGCACGCGGTGCCAGCGACGTTGTGGTCGGTGTCGTCGACAAGGAAGTTGAGGAACACATCGACCGGGGTCGTAGTGCCGTCGAAGAAGCCGATTGCGGTGCTGACACCCTTCGCCGTGGTCGCGCCCGAGACGGCCTGCGGGGTCGCCGTGGTCGGGATGATGTTCTGCTCAGTCGTGGCCAGCGTGGCGTCTGAAGTCGCGGTCACAGTGCCGACGCCGAAGTCGCCATCCCAATCAGTGTTGACGCCAGCAGACGACTTGGTGACGGCCAGCGCCGCGCAAGCCCCGAGAATGGCGACAGCGCCTTCAGCGAAGTCGAGCACCTTCAGGCCGCCGTACGCGACGACGCCAGCGTTGTCGGTCAGCGCAATCGGCGTGTTGACGAAGCTGATGACGGCGGTGCGGAAGTGGCCAGCGCCCGAGGTCACGGCGGTCATGCCGGTCACGGTCGGAAGGGTCGGCTCGCCCTGCTGGGTTACCTGAAACGGATAGCCGGTGGTTTCGATAGTCATAAGTCACATCTCCTGAGATTGTTGAGCAAGGCCGGTGGGCTGCCGTGTTACGCTCGACAGCCCACCGCCATCGTCAGCCGTTGAGCGTGCGGATGGCGACGAACGGGATGTGCTTGCGCTCGGGATACTTGCGCTCCCAATTGCCGGTCAGCTCCAATTCCGCGTTGGTCGGGAACTCACCGACAACGGTGGCTTCCTTCCAGTTGAAGCCGTTCGGATGCAGCGCGAATTGACGGCGGGTGTACAATTCCTCGACGCCAGCGCCGTTGCCCTGAGCGGGCTTGCGATCCGTCTCGACCGGGATAGCGGGCGGGTTCTCGCAGAAGCCGAGAACGCCGGGAGCGCACAGGTACGTGACATAGACGAAGTTCGCACCGGACGCGACCACCGGGCAGGTATCGCTCACCAACACGCGATAGCCGAGGTACGTCGGGATGTTGACGACGCCTTGGCTGTTCGGGATGAAGGTGATGAGGTTGAGGATTTGCAGGTTGGTGTAGACGACCGAGTGCATCATGATCATGGTGAGCATGTCGGCCTTGTCGCCCATGGTCTGCTTGGCGTTAAGGATCGCCGTAGCAGACATGGCCGCAGTCGGAGTAGCGCCACCGACACCCACGCCAGCGTTGTACACCATGTCACCAGCATTGTTGGTGATGTTGGAGTTGATAACGCCGTTGAGGGTCGCGATGGTGATGCGGTTCATGTCGCGAGCCCACCACTCCGAAACGCGCGAGACGACGCGCTTCATCGGATCGTCGCCAGCCAGCTCGGCAGCGAGGTCGGCGGTCGACCAAGCGTTCGTGCGGAATTGACGACGGAACTGCAGCTTGGAGCCGCCGATCTTATCAGGCGTGAGCACCTGAGCCGGATCGTCACTACCGATCTTGGAGCCAGTGTTCGACAGATCATTCCAGAACGGGGTCTGGAAGGTCACGCCGCCACCGGTCATGTTGCGGGCCATCTCGGCGTTGGGCTGGACGATGCCACTCTTGAAGACGTCAGCCTTCTCGGTGGTCTCGACCATCATGTAAGCATTGAAAACGTCAGGGACGATGACGTCAGACAGGCGAGTAAGCGCCATAGTAGTTTTCTCTCAGACTTAGCGTCTGCTTATCGTTCGAGGAAGTTCTTGTACATCGCGGTCATCTTTGGACCGGCTGCACGGATAAGCAGTTTCGCGCGCTCAGGATCATTCTTAATGAGATGAGCTTGACCGGCCATATTCTCGGTCTCGGCAGCGAATGGGTTCACGTCCTTCGCAGGCTCGCCATAGAGCGTGTCTTCCGAGTACATGCTCTGGCACATCTTCGCGAACGCCGAAAACAGCTTGGCGTCTGCGACCATGTCCTGACCTTGGACGGTGACGATTGCGCCGACAGACTTCAGCGTATCCATCAATCCGGGGTCAGTCATGCGGATGGCGCGCTTGGCCAGCTCGACACTGCGGTTGAACGCAGGCGTGCCGGGTTTCGCGCCGAGCGCTGCTTCAAGTTCGACAGCGGCCTTCGTGATGCGCTCGGTCAGTTGGGCAGTTTGCTGCTGTGACTGATCTGCGTAAGAAGACTTGGCGAACTCGACATAAGCGCCGTGTAGGGCCTTCGCTTGTTCCGTCGAGAGACCGGCTTTGTGGGCCATGCCTCGGAAGGCTTCAGCGAACTGGTCGTTGTAGGAAACGCCAGAAGGCAAGTCGGTGGGAACGTCGAACGTGTACGCTTTCGGGTCAGCCGGGGCCGCGTTGGCAGCCTGCTTTGCCGAGAACGCCCTTTCAAGCTCAGCATACGACTTGACGCCATCCTCAACGGTCTTCCAGCCCTTCTTCTCGGCCAAGCTCTTTAGCTCGGCATCCTGAAGCGTGCTGTACCAGGGAGGCGTTTGCTCGCTCGTCGGCGGCGTCGTCGGGGCTGGTGATCCTGTTGAACCAGCGGGCGGCGTCGTTGACGGTGGCGGCGTCGTGGTAGGTGCAGTGGTCGTCGGCGCGGTCGTCTGAGTTGTCGGCGCTGGTGTGGCTTGTCCCGTAGGGGCCGGTGTGCCGCTCAATGCGATGCCTGACATGATAGTCCTTGTTTATGCGTCTGATAGTTTGAGCAACGCAGCCTCGTGCCTTGCGGCATTATCGAGAGCTTCGATGTCGCCCGGTGATAGCGAGAGATGCGAGAAGACTTCTGCGAAGGCCGCTCGCTTCCCTTCGCGAAACCAAAGTTCCCTGTCAGACGCACTACTGTCGGGCACTTTGACTTGGTTCCAATGACAACGCGCGGCAAGGTCCGATAGAACGGCCTCTTGCTGCTGCTTGCTTGGTGTTCCTTGAAATACGGCGCGGTATGCCAGAACAAGCTCGCGCTGTGCTGAATAGTTCCACGCGGGGAATAGTGCTGCGAACCGGTGCCAGTACCTCATCGGTCATACACATCGTTAGTGCAGCACTCGCGTACGATGTCGGGCACCATGGGTAGCGGCAAAGGAAACCGCTCGCCCATGTACATTGAAGTCATCGGGTTCCCTTCATCGTCAAACACGACGACCCAGAAGCCCGACATGCGTCCGACCTGTACGCTTAAGTCCTCAGTAAATTCCGCGAACTTCGCGAGTACTTCGTTTGCGGCGATGTCGCGAGGCCGCTCGGTATCGAGTGGTACGACTTTCGGAGCCATCAGAAGATGCCAGCCTCTTTTGCGCCAGCGAGAGCGTTGGTGCCCTGTGCGCTGGCTTTGGCAAGTTGCTCAGCAATAGCCGCGTTCTGCGCAGCCGCTTGCTGTTCCGCCCGTTGCTGCCTACGCTGGGCTACTACTGTCGGGTCTCGAAGTACGCGAACCGGAGCACCGAGGATGTCGCGCAGCTCGCGCACCATCGCATCGGGATCGAAGTTGTCGACGACGGCAGGGTCGATCTGGGCCAGCGGGGCCACGATCTCCAACATACGCGCAATGCCTTCGCCTTCCTTGGCCCGCCGCAGCCTGTCGAGGGGTGACGTGTGCTGCACCGTGACGCGACCACGCGCCGACCGGGGAGGGCGGTAAGCGCTGTCTGCATCCCACAGGCCACGGCGGACCAAAATGCCAAGCTCTCGGCTAATCATCCGCGACAGACCGCCTTGGAGACGGGAGCCAGCGGGGCCAAGTAGCTCGGCTTTCTCATTCGCCCTTATGAGTGCTTCGGTAGCGCTCATCTGAGGGTTCTGAACGAGAAGCTGAAATAGGTTGAGATACAGGCTTTCCCTGATGGCGTTCTTCTTCGCCTCAAGGATCATAGTCGCGAAGTCGAGGCGTTGGCCGGTGAACAAGGGCTTAATCAGCTCTTGTCCTTGCGGGGTCATGCCGCCGTAGTTGATCGCGCCTGGGTTCGTGTTGGGCCGGTTCATCACGCCAGCGTTGGCCACCAGCATCGGCGGTCTCACGCTCTGTTCGGATGCCAGCAATTCGTTCTTGGCGAGCAGGTTCGCGGACTGGATTTCGGCCAGCACGCGCATGACCGGGCCTTCGCCGTAGGTCTTGCCAGTCTCGGGGAGCCACCGAAAGTCAATGATCGGGAACTCGTAGAAGCCTTTGGTTCCGACAATCTTGCGGTCTTCATAGGCAATGTGAAGCGACTTGAACTTGAACGGGCTTCTGCCGTCGCTGTAGTCGCTCGACTTCTGGACGCAATGCAAGAACTTGAAGGGCCGGTCCTTGTCGACGGGGCTTTGTGCCGCCTTCTGAATGCTCTCGGGCAGTCCCGTCTTGAACTTGTCGACAGCTTGGCTCGCCGTGTAGTCGTAGAAGCGATACCACGTTGTCACGATGTCCTGAGCGTCGACAGCGATGTAGCTCTCGCGCAAGGGCATGTACTGGTACTTCACCATCGCGTCGTCGTCGAAGCTTTCCTCGGTCCAAATGAAAGCGTTGCCGAATGCGATGACGCGGCGAAGGGCGGTCTGCCACGCTGGCACGAAACCGCTGTCGGCATCGTAGCGTACGGCGAACATGAGGTTGCGCTGGTTTTCGAGCCAGCCCTTTTCCTCGTCGGTGCGCTTGCCGATGAGCGTCGAGAAGTCCGTCATGTCCAAGCCGTGCCAGTACTCTGACTGCGGTGTGACGATGGCTTCCATGCCAGAAGCAAGACGGTCGATGGCGTTCTGTGCGGTGACGTCGTAAATCTTCGTCGAGCGTTGTGCGGCTTCCGGCTGCTGGATATTACTCATCACGCCAGCGCCACCAGTGATCGGCCCCGTCATAGCGAAGTCCGACGCATCGGGAGCCGCTACGGCCTGGACTTGCCGCCACGACTTCTCGAACGACGATCTATTCAGGGACAGTTGGGTCAGCCGGTCGATGTGATCGTCTGCGACCTTATCGGCCATCAGATGGGCCTCGCTCTGGTTACGTCGAGGACCACGCCGTTAATGGCAGG